AGGTCTCCCAGATGCGCTTTTGCCACGGGTGTGGGCTAATATCCCACGGGTGTGAGATTATTGCCCCGCCATAATAAGTGATAGTCTGCCCAGTCTCAGTGAGTCCAACCCATGAGTTAGCTGTCGAGAAATCTGCATCAAGGGCTGGTGTCCCAGTCTGTGTTGCATTGCCCCAAATTCGGACCCGCGACATCTGACCCGTCACATATGGGTATGCACCACTTAGTGTGTCCCCTATGACAACATCACTTACAGAGTTTGGCATCGCTGTAGCAATAATCACACCTGTGTCGTGTGAGACAAAGCCGCTGCCACTATCAACCAATACTTCCCAAATTGCGCTAGTGCGTGTGATCCGAAGACCGGTGGTGCCGAGAGGGATAGCATTGATGTTGATAATGCTCGCCTGACTAGCGCCGATCATGTCGTAAAAGAGAGTCATCGCACCTGTGGCATTAATGCCCCACTGGAACGCATCTGCCTGAGATAGCAAGTTACCATTTGGTGCTTGTCGGATCATGACATCATCTAACCCGTTGAGTTCAATAGAGAAATCACCCAAGGAGACATCGGGGGTGGAGATACCCACATAACTCTCCAACTCCCCATCCAGTTTTAAGTAGCTGTGTGGCCCACTACGGTTGACTGCCGTTGCATTGCCATTGTAGTAGATGGTCTGCCCAGTCTCGGCGAGTCCGTCACGTGCATTTGTACTTGCAAAGTCAACATTGAGCGTTTCCACACCCGCGACAGTTATGACCACTGAATAGATTTTCCCCTCCAATTCATCTATGTTGTGGGTGCCAGGTATGCCGCCTTTGTAGCCAATGTGGTCCACCGAGAAACCGGCTGAGTCCCCAAAAGGGCTGCGGAGGGCCACACCATCTTGATAAACATTGACTGTGTTTGAGATTCGCTCAATTAGAATTGTGGACCGTCCTGTCGCTAGTTGTGTGATGCCGTACCCGCCACTATCGTCAAATAGCAAGATATTAGAGTCTAAGATAGCGACATAGTTTGATGAGGCATCACCGTGGAGTAAGACAAGACCTGAAACCACATCAAGATCAACATCGAATGCCATACTGTAGTCTTGCTGTGCTGCGATCACGATGGGCGAGGAGATGTCAACACCTGACCCCGTAACCCCATCGAACTCACAATACCCCAAAGGGTAGTTATCACCACGGGTTCGGATGATGTCATAGACCGGCACATCAGGATGAGTCACCACAATGCGGTCAATCTTCTGGGCAAACTGTAGGTCAAAGATCTGATCTCTTGTCCACGGGGTCGTGTAGATAGGGGCAAAGATAACACCAGTGTGTATCACCCGCATCTTCAGGTGTGAGAACTCCAATACAACCCCTTGGTCTTCAGAGAACCGAAACCCTTCTAGGCGTGACTTCTCACCGTTGTCGATGACTGTGCCTACATGCTCAAACCCCGCACGGCGTGAGACACCACCAGCGCGTAGCACTTTTGCATTCTCAAGGACTTCACACCCCGAGTTGAACTTACTGAGGTCAATTCTTCCGGCAATCTCATCAGAAAGTTCACCGGAATTGAGGGAGAGTTTGGAGATTTCAGGCATGTTCTAGTCAAAGTCGGTTGCTTCAGTGCCGCCATATTGTCTGCTGCTTCGGCTCAATAGCAAGGGTGACCCAGCTAATCGCACCTTGGCTTCAGAATTCTCACCAGAACCATCTTGGACTGCGTCGTAATACTGTGCATTCGGGAGATCAACGGTCTCATAGATTCTCTTCTGTGCTGCCGCTTCACCTGGGTTATCCGCAATGGGACCAGCTAGGTAGGATGCAAGCAAGCGAGCTACCGCTGTGGCAAAGTGAGGTGTCCACAGATCAGGGTCAGTGACATCTTGGATGTAGAATGTTGCAACAAGTGCGTGGTCAGACCACAGATTTGGTCCGACAATCTTAAACTTGTCGATTGGTGTGCTGCTGTAAGTGATTGCCCCGTCTGACCCATCAGCAAGGAGAAGCTGGGTGCCGACATGGTTCTTCACCAAGCGTAGGAGGTTCGTCGGGAGAGTGTGGGCGTGGGCAAAGCCAATGGGGGTGACCCCGGTATTCACCACCAATGCGACACTATCCCGTGCAAATGTCCATTGCTGTGCCGCAAGAGCCTCACGACGGGCTGGGTCGTAGAACTCCGCACAGTAGCGGACCAGAGCATCCGCGAGCTGGTCAGATGAACTCAGGCTTGTGATGCGCCGGTCGCCCAGGTGGGCAAGAGCCATGTTGCAGATGTCGATATTCGTCATTGATTAACTTGTAATGAAAAAAGGCAGGGAAGGCAACCCCTCCCTGCCTTTTGAAAGGACATAACCAAATGCCAGATTAGTTGCTGTTCACCATCGGGATGTTGATGGTGTAGACTGCATTAGCAGCAAGAGCACCAACTTGTGTTGCAACAAGTAATGTCCGAGCAGTGAAGGCGACGCTGGCAACGGAGGTGTTCAATACCGCAGTGCCAACAGTGTTAGCAACAGCAGCAACAGTTCCGGTGATCGCATCATCGTCAGCAGCAGTGCCGATTTTGAAAGTCCCTGCACCACCGGTGACCGTAGTCGTGATGGTGATGAGACCTGGGATTACCGTCATCCCAGAAGGGACGTAAGCAAGGTTGATCAGGTCAGCAGCACTGAGAGCACCAGCGCCTTTTGAGACCGTGACTTGCAGGAACGAGAGCTTACCACTGGTAAGTTCCGCAGTGCCGACCATACTGCCAGACCGTGCCGAAGCAGCGGTTTGAGCGGTGTAGGTGGAGGAGTCGATAGTAGCCATAATATTTTATTTGTTTTTGGGGTTTTGATTATACTGAAACATCGCAGAGGACATTCACAACACCTTTTTTCTCCTCACGCACTGCACCAGCGCGGAACTTGAATCGGATGTTGGTTGAGCCATTGCCTGGAGTTTCCCAAACACGTGTTGAAGATTTCTTCCAGTCACCGTAGGCGATCTTGGATTTCAGCCAGAGTGGGCAAGATTGGATGTTTCCAGCCTTGTGGCGGGAGAAACGACTAGAGACGAGGAACTTGATACCGAGGAAAGACTCGATGATTCCCTTGTCATAAGGCTTGCCACCCGCAAAGTTGCGGAAGTCTGAGCTAGTTACAACACTGTCTGTCCAAAGAGCAAGGAGTGCCTTGGGTGTAACACCCATGCAAAGCTGCTCAGATTCGTCGTTACCTTGGCCCCAAGCATCGTTGTCCATAAAGACACGGATTGCTTCGAGGATCTTGGTGCGAGAGAGGTTGGTATTAGCACCGCCGCCGAGGTTGACAGCGATAACTTGGTCCCCGTCGAGGGCTTCAGTCGTCATTGCCTCATCAATGCCACTACCGATAGTAGTGTCACCGAGGATACCGTCGATGATGATGTCTTCTGCAACACGTTCACCAGCTTCCATAAGACGGCGAGCGGACTCAGGCATAGGAACGCCGAGTCGGTTGAGTTTCCATTCATCATCTTCGTCGAAGTGAACAGTGCGTTCAAAGTTCTTCGGGAAGATAAAGGCCCGAGAGGTAGGAAGTTCAACGGCTGCTTTCTCTTCAAAGCGAGCAGTCTTCTCTTCCAGGTCAAGGTCACCGAACTGTTCAATGGTGGCATAGCGACCAGAGCAATCAGGTTTGTAAGTTACGTAATCCTTAAGGATATTGATGCGTTTTGAAATGCGAGCATTCCACTGTTGCCCATAAGAAATCTGGGCGTGTTCATGAGGAGTCATTTTAGTAAATAATAGAGGTTAAAGAAACGAGTAGTTCTTTTGGCCTGATTATCCGAGGTCGCTTGCTGGGTCCGTAAGGTTTGTCCAACTCACTTCAAGGGTCAATCCGAGAAACTGAGGTGGTCTTCGTAGGTCTAAGGTCCAGCAAGGATTGTCTCTCTCTTCGATGACTGTCCTAGTGTTACACCGGAAGCGGGTAACTAGTCAACAAAAAAGATCACCACCCCTGTGAAGGAGTGGTGATCTTCCGATATGAAGTAACAACAAAACGACCAACAAGTCGTGTGAGGAACTTATAGGGCAGATTCCATGATTAGTCTAGCATGTTTTCCAAGTGCCGTCTCATGTTGAGGGTGTGAATTGTCGTGGAACGCTGCATTCAAAGGGTTCTCAGAGTTAGAAATAATGTCCTCAGCTTGAGAAAGTTTTCCTCCAGCAGTGATTTCAACACCCCCAACGGACGCACCTTTCAATGTTCCTTCGCTGAGAGCTTGCTTGAGCTTCGAGAGCGCGATGACCATATTGGGTTGCCCAACTAAATCACCTGACTCCAGTGGTAGGCCCAGTGCTTCAGAGACAAACTTGGCATCGTCAATGGTAGTATCGTAGTTCTGTGCTCCCACAGCTTCAACGATCACACCCTTGGCAGCGTTGAGTTGATCAAACTCAACAGTCTTAGACTTCTCCTGCTCAATCTCCATGCGTTGGAGGTCAAATGCCAGGAAGTCGGCAAGTGCTTCAGGCGGGTGTCCTTTCTCAAGGGCATACGCCATTGCTTTGTCCAACACATCATCCCCGATAGTGACACCCTCTGGCATCTCAGGCAACTTCAGCTCTGCTTTGTAGGCAGCAACGTCCGCTGGAAGCTTGATCTCTGCTGCTGGTAGACCAGCTTCGATCTGCTTCGTGAGGTCAGATTTTGTCTGATTCAGTTCAGTGATGGTGCGCTGAGCTTCCTTGTTGGACTTGAAAACATCAGCGATGTTCGTGAAGGTCGAGCCTTCGGCATGTTCACCGATGCGGTCTTGGTAGCCCTCTGTGAAGGCGAGGTCATCGCCCACAAGTGGGGACAACGTGGTGGGCGTAGGGTCAATAGTAGTTTCTGGTTCCATGTGGTTATGTGGTTATGCTTTTGGGAAGGAGAGATCAGGGATGCGCCCCTTGTAGCGGCGGATGAAGATTTCTTTGGTGACATCGCCATTGCCTCCCCCACGCATCCATTTGATGAAGTCGGGGGTGAGGTCACCATAGTATTTGTCACGGACTGGGGAGCCGGTGAGGTCAATGACATCTTTGTAGCGATCAGAGAGTCGCTTCACTTTCTTGCCCCCCTTGATGTGCTCGTTCAGCTCACGAATCTCTTGCTCAAGGCTTTCAATCAGCTTGGAATCTAGCAATGACTTCTTTCGGAGACGCTGCACTTCAGAGGATTCACCCCTTGGCTTAGGTGCTGGTGGCTTGATCTGGGCGCGGATGTCCGCTGGGACAAGGTCTTCGATTGGCGCTGGGGCGATCTTAGAGACCTCTTTCCCAATCGGTCCAGCATACTTGCCACTGCCCTCAGTGTAGCTGACATCGTCCAGTGCAGGGCTGTAGGTGGCAACGTGTTCGTTGTTTCGGAGGATGTGGAAGTCCTCCCCCTCTTTCTTGTGTGTGTATTCGGTAGCCATTTGGTTATATTCTTGTGAGCCATGTGATCACCTCCTTAATGCTATCCCGCCGCATGGCAGCGAGGGTGGAAGCGTGGTAGTCCATTGTAGCGAGTTCACCCATGTTGAAGCTAGGATCGTCAAAATCCCATGCCTCCTTGAGCGCGTCCACTGCATCTGCCCTGACACCGGTGTCTTGGGAGAAGAGTCTCCGGATTCGTTCACGGAGGTTAGCATCCGCACGAAGAGCCTGTAGCTCTTCCTCTGGTATCTCTCTTGCCATTATTGCAACTGGGTAGCTTGAGCTTGGTCTAGCATGTTCGTCTGGATCTCAGGGGAGAACTTGGAGGCGGTCTCAGCGGCTTGCATCGCTTGCTGCTGCTGGCTTGCCTCCTGCTGCGCTTCTAAGCGTGCTTGGGCGATCTCCATCACTTCACGCTCTGGACGCAGCTGAGGGGCATGGAAGCCGTATGTACGGGCAAGCTCACGGGTGTGTGCTGCGAGGTCCACCTCGTCCAAGACGGTCGGGTCAACAGCAGCATACTGCTGGAGACGGAGGAAGAACTGGTCTTTATGCTCGATTGCCTTACGTTTCATGACCCGCGCCAGGTTCGTCTGGAACGTAGCGAGTGGGTCAGGGATGTCGTAGAAACCATTCGATTCCTTGAGAAGCGCCTCCGGTGGCTCAGGGAAGAGTCCTTTGCGGAGACAGATCCCGAACAAGCGACGAGAGAGCATGGGGTTGATGTCCGCTTCGTAGCGTGCGTTGACACCAACGAAGAGCATTTCAGACTGGTCACGGATACCACGGAACTCCTCAGCAGTCATTTCCTTCTGCACATCGGAGTATGGTTGCCAGATCGCGTTGAAGAAAAGCTTACGGATCTGGTCCTGCTTGTCGCGGATACGGTCCTTGCCGAGCGGGTAGTCCCCACCAGTAGCCCACTCACGGACACCACCACCTGGGGTGCTGAGAGCACCGGCGCGGGTGAGAGTCTTCTGCCCTGGTCGCATGTCGATGTCCCCCACCATGCCAGCTTCAGCTAGGATGCGCGGGTTGATCTTGATGTCGAGGAGCAGGTCGAGAGATTCCTGTAGGTAGTTGACCTGCGCGATGGCTGGCATCGCCTTCCGAGCGGGTGAAACCCCCCAGATAATACCGTCAGCGCCAT